TGGCCCATGAATTTGGCGCGGCGCTCATTCCACACATTATTCCGCCGCCAGTGTCCCAAGAGCCCGATAATTCGCCTCCGGGTGGTGAACCCGCCCAATGAGTAGGGAGAAGCTAATCTATGACCTTCACGGCCTAAAAGCACATTATGTTGATGATGCGCTAATATGGTTGCGCCCGGAACAAAATACGGGTAATAAAATGTCCGAATTGCCATCTCCGATGGTTATGCGGGACATTGAGCCTTACAAAAACATGATCGACGGACGGATTATCACCAGCCGGTCAGAGCATAAGGCGCTCCTAAAGCAACATAATTGCGTGGAAGTCGGGAATGATACCTCGCATATGAAGCCCAAACCTGTGAAATACAATTTCGAAAGCCGGAAGAAAGTTCTGGCCTCTCAGCTTGCCGATATGTCGGATAAGCAGGTTAAATCCTTGATTACAAACGAAATTAAGGCGCGGAAGCACTGATGGCTGATGGCGAACAGGAAGAAAAAATCACCCGGCGCGAGCTTCTGGGCCAGCAAGTTGAGGCCGAGATTGAGGAAGCCGAGCACGGTCCTGATCCAGAGCTAAATATCCATCCCGATTCCTATGAACGTGGCCGGGACGAACATGGCAAGTTTGTTTCACGTGAAACAAAGCCAGCGCAAGAAAAGACCGCTTCCCAAGAAACCACGCCAACTCAGGAAGCGGCCCCAGAGCCCAAGGTCTGGGAACGCGCCCCAAAGTCCTGGAAGAAAGAATATCACGAAATCTGGCCCACGATTACTGAACGTGGCCGTCAATACATCGTCCAGCGCGAAAACGAGATGCTTGCCCGCTATAGCGAACTCGGCCCCAAGGCCAAACTGGCGGACTCAATCAGCCAAGTAGCCGAGCCCTACATGAATACCATTCGGGGCCTTGGTGTTGACCTTCCTAGAGCTGTTAAAGGCCTGATGGAAGCGGATAACGCTCTCAGGACCTTGCCCCCCGATCAGAAGCAAGCCTATTTCCTCCGGCTTGGACAACAATACGGCATCAATCTGAACGGTGCGCAACAGCCCCAACAGGGTCAGGCGCAACCTATGACTGACCCTCAATTATTTGCCCTTCAAAACCAACTGAACGAACTACGCGGCCAGTGGACTGCTACACAGGAAGCTGAGGCGGTAGCTCACGTTCAGGAATTCGCCAGAACTCACGAATATTTCGAGGAACTGCGTCCCACTATCACCAAGTTCATTGAAAAGGGGATAGAGACGAATCTAGAAGATGCCTACAATCACGCATTGAAAATCAACGATGAACTCCGCGATCAGATTGCTTCCGCCCAACAGGCTCAGGAGCAAACTTCTCAAAGAGAGACGGCCAATCGGGCTGCGAAAGCAGCTAGGGCAGCAGCGGTAAGTGTCCGTGGCTCCTCACCAGGCGCCAGACCGGCTTCCAAAGCGCAAGACAGACGTTCAATGCTGCGCGAACAACTCGACAGCATGGATGAACGTCTTTAACGCTTAATTTGGAGAAGCCACATGGCTTTCGCAAATAGCTCAATTTCGGATATCATCGCGACCAATATCCAGAGCAGAACTGGAGAGTTGGCCGACAACGTTTAATTGGACGTTGTAAAACTGGGTGAATTCGGTGAACGCTGAGATGCCAATACCGAGCCAAGCCAGAGACGGAGATAACATCAAGGGCTTTGGAAGGTGTAACGACTAGATGGTGACGAAAGAATAACCCATCCACGAGCGCCCGGAGTTTGTTTCAACCAGCTAGAGAGGGGAATCCCGAATGGCAATTATCTACGCGATAGAATGCATAAAGAACGGCAAAGCATATGTGGGATGTACGCAGAAGATAAAGAAGCGGATGCGCGAGCATTTGTGCCTTCTGCGAAACGGAAAGCATGCGGAACCGTCCTTTCAGGCGGACTTCAACCTTTATTCGGAATCGGACTTTCGCATTTTTGCGCTCCAGGAAGTGGAAAATACGCTGGAGCAAAAGAGAGGGCGGGAGCTGTATTGGATGGGGCGGTACGACTGCAAGGGTCTTTTGTACAACCGCAACAAGACATCGTTTCAACCGACCGAGAAAGCGTGGAAGAAGGGACAACCCAGAGCCACAGCGGTCGAAGGAAAGAAGCGATCTCCAGAAGCGAATCTAAAGCGCAGATTGGCTCAACTTGGTATCCCAAAAGGGCACGGCGCGAAGATCAGCGCAACCAAGCAGGCGAAACGGACTATGAGATAGTCTCCTCTGCATCGAATAAAAGATGTAGGCTGCGGATAAAGAGCTGCGGCACTAAGGCCAGGACTTACAACAACGCTCTTCTCACGCGTCTCAAAAAGCGCGGGAATCACAAGCCCTTTAGTGGGGGCAATGTGATCCTCGAAGAGATTATGTATAATGATAGTACCACGAACAACACGAACTCCTATGCGGGTTACGAAGTGTTGAACGTGTCTCAGAATTCGCCCATCAGTGCTGCTCAGTTCAATATCAGCCAGTACGCTTCCGCTATCTCCATTTCCGGCCTGGAAATGATCCAGAATAGCGGCAAGGAGGCCATTATTGACCTTCTTGATGGGCGTATGAATGTTGCTGAGGCACAGTTGGCGAACCGTATCGCTGGCGATCTGTATCTCGACGGCACGGGCAACAGCGGTAAGAACCTCACAGGTCTTGCGGCTGCTGTTTCAACCACGCCGACTTCTGGAACCTATGGTGGCATCAATCGCGCCACATGGACCTTCTGGAATAACGTCGCATATTCTGGCGTGACGAATGGTAGTTCCACTGTTTCAGGGTCCAATATCCAATCGTATATGGATTCTGTGGCTGTTCAGTTGATCCGTGGCACTGATAAGCCGGACTTAATTACGGCTGATAACAATTACTACCGCTTTTATCTACAATCACTCCAAGCTATCCAACGTGTTCAAAGCGAAGGCGATGAAATGGCCGGCATTGGCTTTTCCTCGCTCAAGTATTTCGGCGCTGGTATGGCTTCGGATGTGATCTTGGATGGCGGTATCGGTTCGGATCAGACCGCGAATACGATGTTCTTCCTGAATACGAAGTACATCTTTTTCCGGCCTCATGCGGATCGTAACTTTGTGCCGATTGGCGGCGAGCGCCAGGCCATCAACCAAGATGCCATCGTGAAATTGATCGGCTGGGCGGGGAATCTGACCTCCTCTGGCGTTCAATTTCAAGGCGTCCTTTCGGCCTGATAGGGAGAAACACATGACCTACGTAATTGTTGAAAATACTGCCGCTTATCTCCCCATCGCCAATACGGATTCTGGGTTTTCGGATGCTGGTGGCACTACCATTGTCACCCCGCCGAATCGGTTGGGAGCGGTTGTTCGCGCCAATGATCCTACTTACGGCGGGGGCGAATTCATTTTCCTCCAGGGCGTCGCCAGCACTGTTGTTGGTTCCGTGGTGGAATATGACGGCACGACGTATGCCACTACGCTTTGTCCTGCGACGGCCAATCTGGCACGGCCTATTGCCGTTGCCATGGCGGCTTGTAATACGACCACGCTCTACGGTTGGTATCAGATCGGCGGGACTGCCGTCGCTTTGAAAGGGACGGCTTCTATCCAGCCAAAGGTGGCCGTGGCAGTCACGACCACGGGTAAGATTGGTAATACGGCGACAGGCAAGGAAATCGAGTCTTGCCGCTCTGCCAATGCTGCTACTCTTACTAGCGCAATTACTTCGATTACGCTGATTCTTGATCGCCCACACATGCAGGGTCGTATTACTTGATCTAGTGGACGAATAACATAGAACTGGGAAACTACCTGATGAATATCGAGGTCACTTGTGCCTATCCCGATTCGCTCATCTGGGCGAATGTGGAGAAAAATTCGCGCTCTTGCTCGAATTGGCTCAAGACAGTTCCGGCTCACGATGGGCATGCCGTCATAGTAGGCGGCGGTCCATCATTGACGGACAAGATGCAGCTTATCAAGAACAGGGTCAGCCTCGGTCAGACAGTTTTTGCCTTGAACGGTGCTGGCCCTTTCTTGAACAAGCATGACATAATCCCGGATTATCAAGTGTTCCTGGATTGCTTGCCGACTATGACGGAACGCATTGGCGAAGCGAAAAATTATCTTATCGGGTCGCAATGCGATCCCGTGATGCTGACAGCGGTACCTAATCCAATTCTATGGCATACCGCTATTGAGCATATGGAAGATCATCTCCCGGAAGATCGGAAATCGAGCGACAGTTATTGCTTGGTAGGTGGGGGTGGGGCCACCGTAGGTTTATCTACTTTGGCGCTTGTCTATGCCCTCGGCTATCGCAAGATTCACCTATTTGGGTATGACTCTTCCGCAAAAAATGGCAATGGTCATGCCTATGAAGTCCCTAGCGAAATCCCTGGTGTCCAGGAATATATCGGGGGCGTCCCGATTGGATATGTGGATGTTGAGCTGAATGGAAAACATTTCCAATCCACGCTATCCATGACCCGACAAGCTGAATTGTTCCCGGAAGTGTGTCAGGCCCTCCATTTGCGTGGCTGTGCCGTGACCGTGGATGTTCACGAAGATTCAATGATGGCGGAAGTGCTGCACATGATGAACGCAACGCAGCCCATGGCTGCCTAGAAAGGAAAAACAATGCCGTTTCGTGGAAAGCTTTTAGCTGCAGGCAACGCGCCAGAAAATGCGCGTCAGATATCCGGTACAGGCAAGACTGCGCTGGTTGCAGTCGGTTCTAATCAATCCGGTGCTCTCCAGCTTGCGGATACATATAATACGATCACGACATCTAGTGCTTCTACTGGTGTCAAGCTGCCTCCTGCTGAGGAAGGCAATCTGATATTCATTTATAACCTGAGCGGCCAGACGCTCACGATCTATACCAATGAGACAACCGGCGTGACGATGAATAACGCTGTTGCTGGTTCGACAGGTGTATCTCTAGGCAATACCAAGACGGCGATTTGTTTTTGCCCCTCTTATAATACTTGGGCAGTCACCTGCGCCCTGACTAGCACATAAGGAGTATTCATGGCTTTGGATAGCGATGTGAGAGGCGGCGATAGCCAGCTTCTGGTAAAGTTCTACGAGAAGGAATTTGGTCCGCATAAGGGGAAGGATTTCATCGAAATTCTCATCCCTGGTAACCAGAATTTGGTGATTGATACGCTGGCGACGGAACACCACAAGAAGCGGTTTCCGCACCATTGGCTCCGTTACCAGATGGATCATAGCGGTGCTCCTGTCATGTCAGGTATTCGGCTTGAAGATTGGATGGCTGAGAAGCCTGACGATCTGAACCCGGATCAGTTGGCCGAGCTTCATCACTTCAAGTTCCAGACGGTCGAACAACTTTCAATGGCTGCTGCTCAGTCCATCCAGCGCATTGGTATGGGAGGCGAAGGGTTGCAGGCTAAGGCCGCGATGTTCCTCAAGAGCAAGAACAAGGCCGCGTCCGATACGGAACTAGCAGCGACCAAGAACGAGCTTGCGGAATTACAGAAACAAGTTGCGCTTCTGATGAGCGCGAAAGCGGAAACACCGGCTGCAACACAGCCCCAAAAGAAGCGGCGCGGCTGCCCGCCTGGCGGCTGGCCCAAGAAAGACAAGGTTATAGCCGATGGGCAGCACACTCCTGCAACTAGTCCAGCAGGTCACGAATGAAATAGGGGTCAGTCAACCTACTTTTGTAGTGACTAATCCCAATGCGGATGTGATCCAAATCTATGCGCTAATGAATGCGTGTGGATACGAGCTTCTGCGCAAGGCAGATTGGACGCAGCTAACGCAGCCCTATACTTTCTTCACGAATTATCTCACCACGACTGGCACATACTCGACCAACTCGTTGACGATAAGCGCGCTTGCCTCCACCTCAGGGCTTTCGACGCAATATATGTTGGGGTCTGGAAATTTCCCGAATGGTACATTCGTTACGGGCGTGAATTCCGGCGCTGGTACATGCACGATCAACAATTACCCAACCGCGAATGCTACCAATGGCACGATCTATTTCCAGCAGGTCCAGTATTCCTATCCTGCCGGGTATGACTCTATCGTTCCGCGCACTCAATGGGACAAGTCAAAGCATTGGGAGATGTTAGGACCAGAAAGCGCCCAGCAATGGGAATGGCTGCTATCGGGCTATATTTCGACAGGGCCGCGCGTTCGGTGGAGACTGTTTCAAGGCTATTTCCAGATATGGCCAGGATTCTCGAACAACGAATTCTTGGGCTTCGAATATCGCTCGAATGCATGGGCGATGTCTGCTGGCGGTACGGCGCAAACCAGTTTCTTGGCCGATACGGATACTTGCATCTACAAAGACCGGCTTATGGTCAATATGTGCAAGTATAAATACTTTTCCGCGAAGGGCCTGCCAACACAAGATATGTACCGCAACTATCTAACCGAACTTGAAACGGATATTGCACAGGATACATCAGGCGCAAATCTTTCGTTTGCTCCGCGTCCTGGATCAATTTTGATCGGTTACGATAATATCCCTGATAGCGGCTATGGACCGGCTGGCTCATGAGCGGAATGGGATTACCATCGCCACTTCGCGGCTGGACGCCTCCAGGCTTAAATGCTCGCGCCGATAGCCTTCCAGCTCCCATTGGAGGTTGGAATGCGCGCGACGCTCTGGCGAACATGGACCCGATGGATGCGGTCATTCTCCAGAATTTCTATCCCACGCCAAGCAATGTAGTGCTACGTGGCGGCTCAACCCCCTACGCCACCGGCATGACTGGTCAGATCGGTACGCTACTGAATTACAATTCAGGCTCTACGGAAAAATTCTTCGCTATTGATAGTTCTTATGGAATTTTCGACATTAGTTCCGGTGGGGCAGTTGGATCGGCTGTCGTTAGCGGGCTGTCAAACAACTATTGGGAATACACCAATATCACGACGCCGGGCGGTGGCTACATGCTGCTCTGTAATGGTGTGGATTCCATTCGCCGCTTTGATGGTACGACTTGGCTTACTATCACAGGAACCGGAACTGGGGCAATTACCGGCGTTACGACTTCCACAATAGATAACATCATCCTATTTCAGAATCGTATCTGGATGGTGCAGAAGAACACGCTTGTCGCTTGGTATCTTGGTACATCATCCGTCGCTGGTGCTGCATCGACATGGGATTTGACGGGCATAGCTCGCAGAGGCGGCTATATCGTTGATGTTGGCGTATGGACGATTGATGCAGGTTATGGCGTCAATGACAACCTCGTATTCATCACCAGCAACGGCGAAGTGATTGTTTACCAGGGAACTGACCCATCTAGTGCGTCCACATTTGCACTCATCGGTGTCTGGCAATTAGGTTCTCCCATCGGCCATCGCTGCATGATAAAATACGGCGGCGACATCCTGATCCTGAATTATGATGGGCTTCTCCCACTGGCTGAGGCTCTACAATCATCGCGTCTTGATCCTCGCGTGGCGCTTACGAATAAAATTCAGGGCGCCATTACCAATGCGTTGCAGAGTTATAGCACAGGGCCGACATCTCTCTATTGGCAGATTTTCTACTACCCACTCCAGAACGCCATTATCCTCAATGTCCCAATCTCCGCCAGTGGGCAACAGCAATACGTGATGAACACGATTACTAAAAGCTGGTGCAACTTCACCAACTGGCAAGCCAATGTATTCGAGCTTTACCAGGATCAGGCGTATTTCGGGGCCAATGGTATGGTGTTTACGGCATGGGATGGGACATATGCCGATAGCGGCGTTTCTACTCTGGCGCTTGGCCTCCAAGCCTTCAATTATTTTGGCGAGCGGGGGACGATAAAATACTTCACTCGAATGCGGCCGAATATTTCAACCAATGGGCAGCCCATTATCTATGCGAACATGAACACGGACTTCAATATCGTCTGCGATTACAATCCAATCTCCTACTATCCGCAGACTTCAGGCGAATGGGGAAGCGCACTTTGGGGTAGTGGCATGTGGGGTTCAGGTCTAATCAACCAAGCAAATTGGCAGGGTGTGAACGGCATTGGGTATTGTGGAGCGGTTCAGTTCAAAACTCAAACGGCTGGGATACAGATTCAATGGGCAGCAACTGACATCGTGTTTCAAAACGGATGGCAAGGGATATGAGCTACACGATTGCCCAAGAAAGATTGCCTGATGTTTACCCAGAACTGGAGCATCTTTTCCGCGCCCATTACGCAGAAATGTGTGCTCGTTTAGAGAAATTATTCGGGACGAAATGCTCTCAATATAACCCGAATTTGGATGGCTATTTTCGTGCTGATCGAGATGGAAAGCTACTCACATTTGTAGCCCGCTGTGATGGCATTCCAGTTGGGTACGCAACCGTCTATGTCGTCCGTGACATGCACAACGGAGATATCATTGCCCAAGAAGATGTTTTGTATGTAACGCCAAACCACAGGAATGGTCTAGGCCGCAAGTTGGTCAAGTTTGGCTTGGAGGAATTGAGAAAACGGAACGTGAAGAAATTGAATGTGGTGGCTATGACTGATTTGCGTGTTGTGCCTTTGTGGAAGCGCATGGGCTTCACGGAAATGGCTACCCAGATGACTTACTCGTTCTAAGGATAGGATCATGTGCCAACCCGCTGCCCCTGATTATGCTGCCGCCGCAACTGCGCAAGGCGCTGCCAATGTCACGGCTGCTCAGAATCAAGCCACGCTCAATAACCCGAATATCACAAGCCCCTATGGGACGCAGACGGTCAATTATACGACCGGCCCAAATGGGATGATGCAACCCGACATTACCCAGCAACTTACGCCAGCGGGCCAACAGGATGTAACGGCTCAACAGCAGGTTCAGCTAGGCGAGGCCAATCTCGCCAACCAGGGCTTGGGTACCGCCCAAAGCATCATGGGTTCGCCGTTCCAATATAATGGGCCTGGAATTCAGACAGGACTGCCGAGCGTAGGCCAAGCGCAAACGAGTGCGGATATGTCTGGAGTTGCACCCGCTGCGATCAATCCGGGTACGACTGCGTATCAGGCTCAGATGAATTTGTTGCAGCCTCAGATTACACAGCAGCAAAATGCGCTGACGCAACAGTTACAGAACCAGGGCATTCCCATCGGTTCGGATGCTTATAACAATGCCATGCGCGCCGAAGGAAATCAGATTGGCTCGCTCGAAGATCAAGCTGCGGTTCAGGGTGTTGGCCTCCAGCAATCGGCCAATCAACAAGGCTATCAGCAAGCCTTGGGCAATGCCGGACTTTACAACAGCGGTGTAGCACAAAACTACCAGCAGGCACTTGGTAGTGGTCAATTCGGCAATACCGCTGCACAACAGGCCCTATCTCAGCAACTTGGCCTCTATAATCAGCCGCTGAACGAGATTACAGCTTTGATGAGCGGGTCGCAGATTCAAAGCCCACAATTCCAGCAATATACAGGTGGGGGCACGATTGGAGCCGCTCCCGTCATGCAAGCGGCGGTCAATCAAGGTAACTATAACACGGCAGCTTACAATTCTCAGATGTCTGGGCTAGGCGGTCTGTTTGGTGGCGCGGGCGATATTTTGGGCGGGACGAATCCTCTAACAACTGCTCTATTCGGAGCGTAAATGAGCAATCCCGGCATTAGTCTTACCGCACCTGATGACCCCCTGCTTTTGCAGGCTCAAGCGCAACGCCAACAGCAGTTGGCGCAGGCTCTTAATCAGATGGGCGAAGCACCTATCCAAGCCCAAAGCGCTGGCGGCATTACTGCGCCGATCTCGCCCCTATCTGTGCTCGCCAAGGCCCTCAACAGTTTCGGCGGTACATATGAATCCGGCCAAGCCCTACAGAGCCAGTTAGGAGCGCAACAAGCCTACCGGCAGCAGGCTCAAGACTGGCTGGCTCAGACCATGCAGCCAAGCCAGACTGTGGCTCCACAAGCCCCACAGATGGCCGCGCCACAGGTTCAAGGGCCAAACGTCCAAGCGTTGCCAGGGGGTGCTCCACAACAGGGTGCACAGGCTCAGTTATCAGCGCCTCAGATGCAAATGCCCGCGCCAATCGCTCCCACGCCACCCTCATACGGCGATATCTGGAAAAGCGCGATGCAGGGCATGGCGATGAATAACCCGATCATTGACAAGATCGCGCCGGAAGTGATTGCGGCGAATAAACCTATCATGGGCTTTGGACAGCCTGGGGAAGTGCCAACTTCCATCAATCCAATAACGCAGCAAGTTACCGTTGGCGCTCCAATCGGCGGTATGGCGCAGATTATCCCGCGCTCGGATTGGGCGAAATATGGAATTGATCCGAACAATGTGCCACCGGGGGATCAGTTCTTCCTAAAGCCTGGGTCATCTATCCCGGTTGAGGAAAAATATGGGGATGTCAAATCTCCTGGTGCTCAGGCACAAGCTATCAATCAAGCGGTTGCCCAGCGTACAGCAATAAATAATATCGGTATGCCACCAGCTGGTGGGCCAATCCCAGGTGTAACAGGTGATCCGATACCGCATCCTGAAAAACAGGGATATGCGACTGTCCCTGTGCCAAATTCTGGTGGTCTAACTCAAGCGGCGATTGACCAAGCAGCAATGAACTTTGCACTCACAGGCCAAATGCCAAGCATGGGTATGGGGTCTACTGGTATAGCTGGACTGCGCCGTACTGCCATTCAGAACCGTGCCGGCGAAATGAACGCAGGTGGCAATATCCAAGCCAATAAAGCGCAAGTCATGGCGATTGACACGGCCCTTAAGAATAACGTGAATCAGGGTACGCAGATCGCCACGAACCTTGCTAATGCCACTAACGAAGGCAATCAGGTTATCAGTGCGTTCAATGGCAAGATCAATAATTCTGTGCCACTAGTGAACGTGCTCAAGAATGCCGCGCAGTATAATCTCGATCCTAAGACCGTTTCAGCATATCGCGCGAGTTTGGCTGATCTGGCTGCGACGTATAGCCAAGTCTTTGGCCGTGGCGGCGTCGTCACGGATCAGGTTCGCTCTATGGCGAAGGATATTGCAGACGGCAATATCAGCGTCAGCGCTTTGCAGAACGTGCTCAATCAAGTCAATACGCAGGGCCAGATCATCGTCAAGGGCTATGAAAGCAAGCGGCAGGAATTGCAGGGCCAATACGGCAATATTCTGACTGGTCAGACACCGACCGTTTCCGCTCCCGCGCCAGGCGGTACAGTCCCCATAACGAAGATCATTGGGGGCGTGACCTATACTAGCCCTGATGGCGGCAAGACGTGGTTCCAATGACGCCCGTTACTGATCCCACAATCTTGGCTCAGCTTAATGGTGGCGGCGCTCAAGCTGTTACTGATCCGGCGATACTGGCACAGTTAAGCGGTCAATCCGCGCCGGCAGCGCAACAGCCTTCGTCTATCATGGATACGATAAAAGGGTTTGGATCAGGCATTCTACAAAATCTCAATCCGTTCCTTGGAAATAGCGGCCCGCTTCAGACAAATGAAAATGACCCGCAATATGCCGCATCTCATTTGCCGCAAGCTGAAACCATGTCAGCCGTTCCTGGCTCTACATATCAGCCACAAACTACAGCGGGAAAATATGCCAAGACCATAGGGCAGATGGCCCCCACCGCTGCCGTTCCAGGTAGCCCACTAGTTAGGGCATTGCGCGTTGTTGTACCTGGAATAATGTCAGAGGCCGCTGGTGAAGCTACGCAGGGGACGAGCATAGAGCCATATGCTCGCGCTGCTGGCGCGTTGGCCGGTGGTGTTGGAACTGGGCTTGGTGAAACACTAGTGGCTGGCGTTCCAGACGATAGCATTGCAGCAGTAAAACAAGCGGCTTCGGATGCCTTCCAGACTGTTGACAATTCTGGATTGAGGGTGAAACCAGAGGCCCTCCAGACGTTGGTTTCCAATATTAAGTCCGATCTAGATGATATGGGACTGAACGAAAAAACTATGCCAGTCATGGCTAAGAAAACATTCACAGCATTGAATTATCTTCAAGAGGCTGCACAACAGCCACTTTCCTTGCAAGACCTACAGATGCAACGGCGCATTGCTGACCTAGCCTACGACCCTCTCAATAAAACGGATACCGCTGGTGGGTATGTCATCAAAGATAATATCGACAATTTCATAAAGAATAATCTGATGGACCCAAGCAATCTACAAGGGGTACCGGATACTGCTGCCATCAATGCACTCTCAGATGCGCGCGGTTTATGGTCCAAAGCAGCGCAGGCGCAAACAATACAGGACACGATAAACAAGGCCGCAGCTCAGTCTAAGGTGGGCGGATCGAGTGTTTTTTCTCCGACATTTGAGCAATCACTTAGAACAAAATTCGGCGCGCTCGCGGCTAACCAGCGCGGGATGGCGCAGTTCCCTTCAGACGTGCAGGATGCAATTAAAGATGTTGCTACAGGCGGAGACATAATTTCAGCACGCAACGTGCTTAGGCAGATCGGACAGTTCGCGCCTAGCAATGTGGTTCCTGGGGTAGCCGGGGCATATGAATTAACATCGCATCCCGAATATGCCCTCCCATTAATGATCGGAGCACAGGGAGCAAAAATTGGTGCAACGGCGCTAACAAAACAAGCCGCTCAGAATGCCTTGGTAACAGCCCTGCGTGGTCAAGCGTTACCCGCTTCAACGTCTCAGCCTGGAAGCGCGGCAATGTTAGCCACCCTGCTTTCACAAAATAATCAAGGAGCACAACCGTGAGCGGTTATAACGGCAGCGGCACTTACGTCATAAGCGGAACAGGGCTCCCATATGTATCTGGCACCGTAATCAGCGCAACTGTTGCCAATCAACTGAATACCGATCTGGCTACTGGTTTATCAAATTGCATCACCAAAGACGGCCAGCAAACGGTCACAGCCAATATCCCGTGGAACGGCAACAAGATCACTGGGCTTGGCGCGCCAACCACAACTGGAGATGCCCTTTCTTGGGGCAGAATTGCGACATTGGGAGCTACCACGTTTAGTGGAACGACTACATTTCCAGATGGTGGTACGTGGTCAACCACTGGAATTGCAGCAACTGTAGTCAATACCGGAAGCGGTACACAGTCCTGTCTCAACAATACTGCGACGACTTTATTTGCTGTGCCAACGACGACTGCCGCAATGTTTTTAGTCACTTGCGGATTTGGTGTGAGCGATCCCAGTGATTATACAACTGTAGCATTGGTAACCGTTGATAACGCGGCAAGAAGGATTGTTTCTATTCAAACCGCTACTGATTCAACTCTGAGCATGTCAGGCGCAAATGTCCAAGTAACGCAAACTCAGGGCGGAACACAAACCGCTAATTGGGCATATCTGAGGATACAATGAGCATTATGATTCCATTGATCCTATCTCGAATGCTGAACGAAGAATATGAGAAAGCGCGCGCTGAAGCGAAAAACTGGCCTGACGAAGATGCTGTGACGTACATTCGCGCCAAGATGGATGGTGCATATATGGCTGCTAGGATTATTATGGAACGAAAAAATGGTGATTGATTCAGGCGAGAGTTTAACCAAGGCCAATGAGGGTTGCATTCTTACCGCGCGGCCAGATTCAAAAGGCTTTTGGGAGATCGGGTGGGGGCACGATATCCCGCCCTCTCCAGGCTTAACTTGGACGCAAGAGGAAGCGGACACACAATTTAACGTGGACTATCCTCAAGCGATCTCCCGCGCCATAGAGGACTTGGGCCACACGGCTTATGATGCCATGAACGCACAGCGCCAAGCTGTATTCCATGATATAGCTTATGAGATTGGTGGTGCTGGCCTAGCGCAGTTCAGGAACATGATCGCAGCGGCCCAAACTGGTAATTGGCAACTCGCAGCAAGCGCTTTGAAAGACAGCTTACTATTTTCCGAAGTGCCGGTAAGAGAAGGACGCAACATTCGCATTCTACAGACAGGAGAATGGCCATGACAATTTCAGTTACTTCGGTTGAGACACGTATCAAAGAGGATTGGAGTTTAGTGCGAGCGTTCTTCGCGCTCCATCCTTGGGCTACCCATATCGTCGCTATCGTGGGCGCGTATTTGGCCGGATGGCTATTCAAAGGCTGGCCTCTATAAATGTTCGCTGGGCTGGGAAAATTCTGGCGGGATATAATGACGGAAAGTGATGGAACAACTTACTGCCCCGTTCGCATTTTCGGTACTGGACTGATTACTACCCATGTGGGGGCTACGGTATGGCAGGTTATCCAGCATGGCACATTTGATGCGGTAGCGTTCGGAACTGGATCAGCGGCTTTGATTGCTGGTCTAGGTGGGGCTATCGGAGCCAAGGCAAAGCTAGGAGCGGGCTGATGTTCTCATTCCTCACAGGCTGGCAGGGCTATCTCATCGGCGGTGCGTTGGTAGCGTTACTGGCTGGTGCTGGAACTGGCTATGTCGTTCACAAGATGGACTCAGCCACAATCGCCCAGATGAAACTAGACGATGCCAACGCTGAGAAAGTGGCTCTGAATAAGGCGCTATCTGAGCAGCAAGCGATTGACCAATCTAATCAGGAAGCAGCTGTAAAAGAGGCCTCAGCTCAGACGAAGATCATTACCCAAACCCAAACCATAACCAAGACGGTGACCCTCCATGTCCATGACAAAATCCTGTGCCCTGGTGGCATTACTTTCGGGATTGTGCGGGTGCTCTACGCCGCCGAAAACGGTCTTGATCCCGCAACCGTCCCTCTTGCCAGCGGCCAATCTGATGACTCCTGCGCGGCCTATGAACCATCTCAGTTCACCAGCGACATTGCAGCCGATTTCGGCGCAGCCCGCGCTAACGCAGAGCAATTAAACTCGCTGATCGCAAGCATCACAAATAATAATGCCACGGCTAAGGGGAATTGAGACTATGGTTGATACGGCTGGGGAAATAGCCAAAGGACTCATCCCGCCCCGTGGCGGAACGTCTGCTCAGAGATTTCGTTATGATTTAACCGTCTCCTGTGTGCTTTTAGGAGTAACGCTTATGAGTGGAATTCACATTGCATGGGCTTGCGGCTATCTGTCATTTATTGGGCTTACTGGCTTTGCTAATGCAGCCGATCTAAAGCTTTCCCAGCAAGCCATTGTGAGCATACAAAGTTCCCAACTCTTGCGCGATATTAGAGAAGACCAGACGAAACTTTGCCAAGCAGAACAGGCCCGGAATGGTCTAGCTCTTGGTTCATGGCAAAATCTGTTGGCTCAGGCGCAGGACCAATATTACAGAATCACCGGAAGAACAGCACCAACTATGACTTGCGATGAATTGCTGATCCCGCCGCAGTAAAGAGCCGCGATTGCATCTTGCGACTTGCCCAGACACGCTTAGGTCGGCCTTTAGTCTCGCCGCGAAGGCGTTTCACCTTAGCGTTAGCTTTAATGTCCTTCGCAGTCTTATTCTTGTGGCATGGATCATAATGGACAGGGCGTAGGTTCTGATATTCGTGCGGACCTTCGTGGACATCGGCGTGAACGTGGTCGAATTGAATCTTCTGTCCAGGTAGAAGCTGCTCGCCACAGATGTAACATTTGAAATATGGCGTGAAAGAGTTGTTGACCTCGTCCGTTTTCACCAAGATCGTGCCGCCCGGCTGCTGGACAAGCCAGCAGAGGCAATCGACTGCGAGCTTACGGGTGACAGGCTTTGTCACGTGCCTCCTATTTGAACGCGTCGTTATGCGCCGCCGCGATATGTTCGGCCAATTCGATTGGCATGTCATCGAGAATGCAGACGTAGGTTTCCTTCTGCACGCCCTCGACCGGCAAGACAACGGTACAGAGAATTGACGCCTTCGCGGTCGCGCGGTCCCTGATTTCCATATCGGGGCCAAGATCGCAGAAGCGTGGAATTGCCCGCCATGGCACTTCAAGGAAATTCGCTAGGCGCATTAAAAACTCCCCTACTGTTGATCCTGATGCCCGTATCCACCAACGAGCGGCCCATGAAACTCCATGATGAGATCGGGGCCGACTTTGATCCGCAGGCTCTTGTGGTAGAAGCCGCCAGTGCTTTTGTGTGTCGTCTCTTTGAACTCGCGGCACTGGCGCTCAAACTCTTTGAAGCCTTCGTAGTCGAGGTGGATGTATTGGACCGTCACGCTTTGTCTCCTCAGTTAATCTTCTCAAATTCGCCGCGCTTATGCGCTTCGACAATCTTAATCAAAGCCTCCGCCTGTTTCACGGTTCGACATTGTTCTGGCATCAAGTTCACGTCTATGATGTTCCACAGAAGCCATGGAGTACCATTGATGTAGTCCAAGTGCGGGCGAAGCATCTCGAAAGCAACGTCGCGCTCGCCAATGTTTATGGTGCCATACTTGTTGGCAGGACACCCAAACCGTTCACATGCCATCCCAGCATATACGCCATTGCGGTCATAACTATGAAGGCCGATGCGACACAGTAGTTTTCCAAACACCAGTTCACTCCTCTATTGTGGCTGTTGCGTTGCAAACAATTCGTCACAAGCCGCGCACCATTCTTTGAATGTCGGGAGCGGTATGACGCCTCTGAGCATCTGAGCGATCACGACTTTAAGTAGCTTGCGTTCTCGTGCGGTCATCAGAAGTCGTCCCGGCCATCTTCGCGAGCGCGCTTTATCGCCGCTTCCCAAGTGGAGACAATCCGGCTTCCGTATGGCTCACCAATGCAACGGCAATCAATCGTAGAGCCGTCAGCCAGTAAAAAGAATAGATGGCCACCAACAACGTGTGGCCCGGTTCGCTTCGCGCTTTCTGACATGGCCGGCTCCTTAATTATTTGACGGGTTCGACGGCGGTTGCCCATTCGTCTTGCCAGCACCACGCAACGCGCGGGGTATCATAAGTGATCTTGACCGGAGCGCCAGTCGCGGCATTCGCTTCCATCGCCGTCACCATGTCACCATCCGGCACGCTGAGCCAAATATCCTGAGTGGACATAGAACCGACTCCATTCCGCATGATACCGAGAGAGACATCGACATCGACTCGATTGTTGCAAAAGATCGGCGTGACACGTTTGACCTTCTTGATTTGACCGATGAGCGTGTTGTCAGTGGCGCTATTGCCGAAGCACCCAGCAAGCGGCAGACACAAGAGGGCGGCGGCAATATATTTCTTCATAGATTTCTCCATTGGCTAAAGTCTCCCTTATTGTGGCAGAGGCGAATGCTTCGGCTTCGCCGCTTGCTTCGCTCTGATCTTTTCGACGTTGTCCCAAATGCGCTCCACTTCTCGGTCGCCCTCTCGTTCCATGTCAATCGCCTGAGCGAGACATAAGGCGGCAAGTGTCACCAGCACGCCGCCAACTTCTTGCCCGCGCTGACCAACCGGACGGTCAAAGACATAATCCACAAGCTGGTGAGCCTCGCTGCGAGTGCAGCCGCAGGACTGGACAAGCTCCAAGGCTTCTTCGATGAAGCGATGGTTGCGCTCCGTCTTGTCAGCCGCAATCTCGCTACCGAAGCAGACCATCATCCACTCGTTGACGCGGGACTGGAAATTCTCTCGCACGATCCGGCTCCTTAAAAAGCTGGTTCAGTTTGCGAAGATTTCCGCATGAGATCATATTCGCCAGGATCATAGCGAACGCCGTTAATATAAACTTCGTTGTGCAGCACAAGTTTTCCATTCCAGACGGCAACAGGAGGTGTCTGGTTTTTATAGGCTTCAAGATGTGCGATCACGTCCTCTGCCACCTTCCGCTCAAGCGCGACATAACTGGTCGTGCCCGACAGGGAGCGCATAGCGTGAAGGCAATCATCAAGAGTTCGCACCATTCCTCCTCAATAAAAGTTTCCACAGCACTGGCACCGATTATCTTGCGCCAACGCGACATTCAAAGCGTCGCGGCCTTTCTGAGTAATCTTCTCAGTATGGTCCGCGACGAACTCTGTCCAGCCTTTCCGATTACAGGTGAGCATTGGGTATGACCCATGACGCGGACGCGCTTTCGGGCCATGCGCGGCTAGCTTACTTAACCAGCGGAATTGTCCTGGCGTCACGCCCGGCTCCCTTATTCGTCACAGTGTTTTGAGGAAGATTATCTTCCCCGGCACAATAACCCTTGTTGCTTCGCCGGTCGCCAGCGCGGCTCGTATCTCTTTGTGGAATGGGAAATTGACCTGATGGATATTCCGATCAGGGTACTTCTTGCCCTTCCACACGACATGCTTCCGTGTCGTGGTCACGCCCATGCGCTTGAATCCGGTGGCAGCGTAGATCGTTCCTTGGTGTCCGAAGGACGGATCGGCGTAGCTTAAAATCCGCCTGATGCCCTTCCGCTTCAAGTCTCGAAACATCACGGCCAGATATCTACTCTCGCTGTTGGGTGGCAGATGATCCTCAAGGACAAACCGGCGCAGTTCGAGCAGAGGTTGGCCATCATCATATTTCCGGCTTACGTTAAAAGCCGCGGGCAGGCCGAAGATGGCACCCCCGACAACTGTAAAGCCATCCATGACGGCATAACAGTGCGTGGTTGTGACTCCGAATATCGAATGGGAATAGTGGACGCGCTCTATGATCTCTTGGATGCGCGACACTTCGCATTCTTCAACATGGAGCGGTGAGGTCGGAATTGAACCGCCTTCTCTCGGAAGGACCGAGCGCACTACCAATGTGCTATCCCCGCAAAACATTTCTACACCTTCACCAAATCGCGCGGACCATTCCAGCAATTCGTGCCATCGACGGAGCGGTCAAGAACAACGCCGCCAGGAATGTCCGATATGAAATTCTGCACCCTTGCGCGCGGACTACCGCGCATGACGATGCGGACCTGATCGCCAATCTTGAGCGGGACATTGTTCTTGTCTACTGCGCCGCTTGCGCCATGGTCCACCTCAAGATGCATTCTCATAGGAGCGCCACCAGTGATCCGAAGCTGGCAGTGGGGGCATCTCTCAAGTTTCTTTGTCATGGCGTTACCCGCTCCCTTATTCTGTGATGGTTGTTGCGATCATATCTCGTACTTTATTGCCAGCCCTCATAAGATCACCCGCGTTGATAGTTTCTCTAGGCCGCGCTCTGGCCCACACTTCCGCGGCGATATGAGCCGCAAGACGTTCAAGCTTTGCGCCGTTTATCGCCGGGGAAAGGCGGACGTGAGGCCATTTGCACGCTACCGCCCGCATGATTCGCAATTTCATCCCGTCATCAGCATGAACGTCGCGGTGCATTCGTGCCGCGCCCGTGGCAACATCGGCGATCTTCGCGTGGGCTGTGGTCGGTTCGCGTTTACGTGCCATCGGACACCTTGATACCTTCCTTGCGAAGCGCCTCATCAAAGTCGGCAACTGTTCCGGGAGAGCCAGTGTAGATAGCGTCATCAACATGCCCGCCAGGATATTGTTCCGGTTCGACCATGATAAGGCGATTGAGGGCGAGTGCAAATTCTCCCGCCTGGGCATAACGCTCGCTTGCCATCGTAAAGAGTGCGAGGCCATGGAGATATTCGTCGCGGCTGATCTCAGTTTTGAACTCGGCCATAGTTCGCTCGCTCCTCTATTCGTTACGTTGCTTTGAGAACATTACGCTCGCGCACCGAGATCACCCATGCGTGGAATCCAAATTTCCACACCCGAATGGTGATGCCGTTTCTATAGCGCGCAAAGAAACGACCTGGAGGATGATAGTTCCAGATGAACCGCATCCTAAACCAACGCAGCCTATCCAAGACTTCGGACTGCGACACGGTGCCTTTCTGTCGATTGGTTTGCTCTTGGGCCATGTTCATTCCTTCGCAGAATCCATTGCGGCGACCAATAATTGAGCTTCGCCTTGATAATCCCACCAATTCGCGCCCCCCACTGTCGGGCCTTTCACCTTGAACAGTGCTTTCGCAAGCGGCTGCCATGGCGCGTGAACTGCCTTTACGGCATATCGTGCTTCAAACTCGCGTTGAATCGCCCTAAGCGCAATCAGAAGATTGTTGGTCAAGACGATCTCATAAGTGCTGCGATGAACGGCACTAGTCATCACATCATTTATTCGCTCGATTGCATATTTGAGTTCATACGCACTCAATGGTCTTGGTTCTTCATGCCCGCATGGCCGCGGATCAGAGGCACCAGCAAGAGATTCCCGTCGTAAGCCACGTTCCGTTTTCTCGTCCATGAAAAGTCTCCTCAGTTCTTGGGTATGCGATTGCGAAGATTAAGGCTGCTGTTGGGCGAGCCAAAATAGAACGTGCCGTCCTCGCCATAAGTTTGCAGATCGTCCACCAAGCGGGTCAATCGGTGACGGATGCTGCTCGTAGGCCATGCCAGCAAGAATGCGCTGGCACTTTGGGCAGGTTACGGCAGTTCGCCTATACGTCCACGACGCGACCGCGAGATTGATTGGCTTCAATTTCTTAAAACAGAGTGCAGACACGCCCCCGTCTTGGTTGATCTTGTGCGCCATGTGATAAATCTTCGGATTCGGATATGCCACGGCCCGCTCCTTAAATATTGTTCCAGAATTTTACCACGGCCTTCATCGCATTTTCTTTGGTCTTGTAGCGACGGATAACGCCATCGCGCCGCATCGTGTTGAAGTCATCGCCGCCCACCTTGTAATCGGCCAACCACATACCCGGACGGACTGGGCTCTTACGGACTACTAACCGCCCCAGGTTAGCAGTCCAGCAGCCGCCATGTTTGTGGCGCTCAAATCTGAAATTGTATTTCCCGACCAAGATCACGGTCCCGCTCCCTATTTATTGCGTCTGCGTTGCGGAGGAAGATGGTCGCCATCGTATTCCTCCGATGTATTGGGCTGCCACCAATCTGGAAATTTCCCGCGACCAGCGCAGAGGTCGTTAAACTGCTTTAATGCGTCAGCGCGTTGCTTCGGCGTGGTGGTGGCAAGAAGCACAAAAGCAAATTCTTCAATCGCCTCTATATCGTCACGCCGGTTATCGAGATGCCACCAGCCATGATAAACGCCGTCGTTGATTACATGCCCGATTGAGCCGGCCATCTGAAACTCCTCACAAAACAGTTGCAGCGCGGCTTGCGCTGGGACGCCCGACAAGAGCGCCACGTGGTTTGCCGAAATGTCGGCGCATTGTGTCATAGCTCATTGGTGTGAAGCCTTTCGACACGGCGCGCACCAGTTCAGCGTTGCTCATTGTCGGGTTGTTGAAATAAAGCGGGGCAACCTGATCCCATGGCATCCGGCGATCTTTCTTGGTGCGCTTGCGTGGACCACGCCGTTCGTTCGCCAAATCGCGCACCGCCTCGTCCACCAGCGCCTTGCGATGCTTTCCTAGCGTGGTGCGCTTTGTCTTGGCGTCCATGACCGCAGCGCCCTTGGCCTTGGCATGGACCTCATCAATCTTGGCCTCGATCTCTTCCCGGCTTTTTCCCAGCGCCCGCAGGCCGCACACGACGAGACGATTATCAGCGCGCACGGACTTGATCGCGCCCATCGGGTCATCATCGTAAATCGCGCCTTCGGGAACGCCAGCGGCCAGCAGAATCGCTTTCTGCTCTTTGGCCGGGAAACGCGGGGTATCTCTGGTAAGACCTCGAAACATGGTCGCACTGTACCAGTTTTACAAACATTTGCAATTAGGCATTTGTGGGCGTATATTGGCTCCAAGATCGGAAGAAAACACAAATGGCAGAGCAAAGCGCAATTTCCTGGACTGACGGCACGTTCAACCCGTGGATCGGCTGCACCCGCGTTTCCCCCGGCTGTGACCACTGCTACGCGCGGCACTTTTAGGAGATGACATGTCAGACTTTGAGTTTCACCAGGCCGAAGGCGAGGCACCAATCAAGACCTGGACAAAGGGCGTCCAGATCGAGCCCCAGGCCATGGCGCAACTCCACAACGTCGCCAAGCTACCATTCATCCACAAGCACATTGCGGCGATGCCGGATGTGCATTGGGGCATGGGTGCCACCATCGGCAGCGTGATTGCCAGCAAGGGTGCCATCGTGCCAGCGGCGGTCGGCGTGGACATCGGCTGCGGGATGATGGCGGTGAAGACCACCCTGCGGGCTGAACAGCTTCCCGACAATCTTCACCAGACCAGGCTGGATATCGAGGCGGCAGTCCCGCATGGCCGCACGGACAACGGCGGGGCCAATGACCGGGGCGCATGGCATGACCTACCGGCTGAGAGCGTCGAGCGGTATGCCCCTCTGTCGGCCCGCTATGACGCCATAATCGGCAAACATCCCAAGGCCAAAGCCTACAATTCCGCACGCCACCTTGGCACGCTGGGAACCGGGAACCACTTCATAGAGCTTTGCCTTGATGAAATCGGCGCGGTTTGGGTGATGCTGCACAGCGGTTCGCGCGGTGCAGGCAACAAAATCGGCATGTATTTTATCGAGAAAGCCAAGGAGGAAATGCGCCGGTATTACATCGACAAATTCCTACCCGATCAAGACTTGGCCTATCTGGTGGATCATACCGAAATCTTTGATGACTATGTGGAGGCGGTCCATTGGGCGCAAGACTTCGCCTGGGAGAACCGTCACGCCATGATGGACGCGGTGCTGCGCGCTATGCGCCTAACGCTTCCACCTTTCGAGGCAACTGACATGGCCGTGAACTGCCATCACAATTATGTGGCGCGCGAAAACCACTTCGGCGCCAACGTGCTAGTGACCCGCAAGGGGGCCGTCCGGGCGCGCGAGGGTGATCTCGGTATCATCCCTGGCAGCATGGGGACGGGCAGCTTCATCGTGCGCGGCAAGGGCAACGCCGAGTCGTTTCATTCCTGCTCGCACGGTGCTGGACGGGCCATGTCGCGTGGCGCGGCCAAGAAGATGATTACGCTGGAACAGCACGCCGAGGCCATGAAGGGTATTGAGGCGCGGCTTGACGCCGATGTGATCGACGAGAGCCCTGCGGCCTACAAGAACATTAACGCCGTCATGGCGGCTCAGACGAGCCTTGTGGACATCGTGCATCGTCTGCACCAAGTCCTAAACGTGAAGGGCTGAGAAAATGGTCGGGAGAGCAGGATTTGAACCTACGGCCTTCCGGTTCCGGGCCGGAAGCTCTACCAGGCTGAGCTATCTCCCGCCAATAGGTGGCGGAAGGTGCGTCATGGTCGCTGGTCGAGCCGGTTGTTCATTCGCGTTTCATAACCATGTTTTCCAAACAATACAATAGAGGCCGGAAATGGTGCAGCAAGGCACTTTAGACGCAAGCCCAACGCCAGCGGAGGAAATGATCCGGCGCGCTGAGTTGGCGTATCTAACCTATGACCGCCTTCGGTATCTTGAGGGCGTGGAGCGGCTAGCGCGCGAGCTTGTCACTTCCGGGCTTGAGCTTCGCGGTAATCCCCCGGCGCTGACGGTGATCGAGCGTGAGGACCACATGGACCCCCATTGGCTACTCTGCACAATTCTTCACAGTTTCCCGAAACCACAATAAGGGCCGATTTGAACATGAAGCGTCCACCCGACCACGACTTCGTTAGGCCGACCTGGGATTACCGGGCCAATGCGCCTTTGAAAGCGTCGGGTTGCCACCAGGCTGCGCAGGGGTCTGGCTCAAGGGAAACTGGTCGCCTATGCGTCCGGTTAGCCTGCGCCACATTCAACTAAATAAGGGCCGGAAATGAGCAGCGACGAGCAATGGGGCGCGGGCGACCGCACAAAGTGGAGCGACCATGGCTCAGTTATGGTGGGAAAGCAGCGTTACCCGCTGGTCTATGGCGAGCACCCCCACAGCCGCCAGGACAACCGCCATTACGTGGATATGGGCGGCAAAGAACCGGAAGGCTTTGACGGCCACCGCATCCTGATCGGCGTGAATATCGAGTGCAGCAATTACCTTAAGGACAGCAACTATTCTGGCAGAGAGGTTCGCAAGGGCGGCTCTGCCACTATCACAGCCGACGGGGTTGTCGTCTGGGAGTTTTTCTTCCGCGATCCGCAATGGGCGCTTTTGAAAGCCCACCAACTCGTCGGCGAGTTATCCGAGCATTCCTCTGGCTGGCTGATGAAGCGCGAGCGTGACCGGCTTGTTGGCCGCAAGATTTTCTATGACCGGACGCCGGCCATAATCACCAGTCTGATCGAGGATCAAGGCTGTATGATGATTCAACCTGATGGGGTAGATCGCTTTCCCCCTCCGGTTTATGCCAAAAGCGAGAACGATGACTACGAGGACCCAGACAGGTTGAAGGTCGCAGTTACAGACCCGAAAATCTGGTGGTTCCGCGATAACTAATAAAGGCCGATATGGCGAAGCGAAAACAGAAACCGTTGAAGTGTGTCGCGCCGTATTGCACGAAGGACGCAGATCACCATGTCAGCGCCAGCGGCGACTCATGCGGTTTCTATGGCCCGCTCTGCGATGAACACTACGAGCTTCTCAAAAAGTGCTTTCCAGCGACCGTTTGGAACGTGGCATTCCTGCATATCATCACCCGCGAAGCACTAGATGCGGCGCTTGCCGAACAGACCAGCTAAGAAGGGCCCGAAATGCCAACCGGATATACTCACAAGGTTCAAGACGGAAAAATTACCAGTCTCCGCGACTTCGCCATGGAATGCGTGCGCGGCATGGGCGTCTGCATTTCAATGCGGGATGATCCACACGACAAGCCCATCCCAGAACGGTTTGAACCGGAAGCATCGTATCATGACGAGCATATCGCCACGGCCAGGAATGTGCTGGATAAGACGCCCGGCCTGACGCCGCAGGAATGCGATGTGTTGGCGCAAGCTGACTTCGAAGCTGAAATGGAAAGCCACATCAAATACGCGAACAACCGGCAACAGGCGAAGGCGAACTATCAGAACATGATCGCCAAAGTCGAGGCATGGAAGCCGCATGAGGATGTCGTCGGCCTCAAGGACTTCATGCTCCAGCAGCTTCGCGAATCCATCAAGTTCGATTGCAGCGATAGCTACCGACCGGAGCCGCCAATCCGTCTCACGGGCGAGCAATGGCGGCAGAAACAGCTTGAGCGCGCATCTCGCGATCTGGCTTACCATGAGAAAAAACGCGCTGCTGAAATCCGCCGCGTCGAAGACCGCAACCGCTATCTCGTCGCTCTGCGCGAGAGTCTACAATAAAGGCAGATAGCTATGGGCGATGTAGCAGATGATGCGGAGCAGCGGCGCGAACATGATGACAAGGGCGATTACTACGAGCCCCATAAGTGTCCGCACTGCCATGGGACAGGCTTTGTGCGCCGCTATATTGGACATCCTGGGCGCGGCGCTATTTTCCCCTGTAACCACGAAGTCTGATAGAGGCCGCACTATGGCTTATCGTGGAATACGACGCCGTTCTGTGCGCCCCATGCATGGATAAAATCAATCAACGAGCTCATTTCTGATTTGCTTAGATCGGATGAGGATTGTCCGAGCGGCAAGAATGCTCTATTATCAAGTGTGGGGACAAATTCAGTCTCATAGCCTAACGCATGGAGAAATATTGCCTTCCACGAATCAGGCGTATATTTCCGTCCGTTGTGCTCTTTCTGGATAGCTACATCTGAAAGCGCGGCCCACATGGCATCGTTCTGAGGAAGTGTGCGTTTAGCTGCCTTGAATTCGAGGCGCGTTCCTTCGGGAGCTTCTGCGATATAGCGCCAAGCGCGTTTGCGATCAGCAGCGTTCCATAGAACCAATAGATGGCGACTCATTGCCGTTTGCTTAGAGCCTCGAACTTGGCCTGATAGTATTGCATCAGGGAATTCCAGGCTGATGGATGTTTGGCATGGAGGCGGGACAAAGCTACATCGTGGGTTTCTTTCCATGCGTAGAGATCGGGGAGGGCCTTAGCTTCATCAATCTCGGCCCGGCGCTGGTTTCCCCAATTCCTAACACCATCCTCAACGTCTTGGTCTGGAGCGGGCTTTGAAACGGTCTTAGACAGGAGGGCCTCAAGCCGGGCATATTCATGCCCCGCGATCTTAAATGACTTTCCAGCGGCTTCTAAAGCCACCCAAGGGCTATCCAGATCGTAGAGATAGCGCCCCACCCCCCAACGAACTGCAGCGCGTTTGAAAGCATCGGATAGTGCACCCTTCTCGGCCTCGATATCGCTATCCCCAGCGCCGTCAGATTTCCAGACCCATTCTGCCGGCTGGTTTGGGTCAGAGGATAATATCCGAATTCCAATTTCGCAGACCGTTTTTGTCCCTGGCATAGGGAGATACCGGCATTGCCAGCTTTCGACGCCACAAACTGCATCTAAACGGTCCTGTACATCTCTGGCGTCAATGTACGCGAGCGCCATGCCCTTGGTCTTATCGTGGTTGGTCGAGCCAACTCTCCAGCTTATGCGGTCTGGCGGGAAAGGCTTGCGAAGATCAGCGAGATTCATGTCTGATCGTCTCCGAAGCTGCAGCTTTCTCGTACTCTAGCCGCGCTTCTGCTAGTTCCAAACGTTGCATAAGGGTAGGTCGCAATGGCGTCGATTGCAGGAGCGCCATGTACCGCTCATGTGCTTCGCGCGATGTCATATAAACGCAATCGCCACGATGATGCAGAACCCGATAAATAGCGCGATATCCCGACATATCGAGCGCAGTTTTGGCTCACGCTTTTCCCATCGAAGCGCAGCCATCTTCGTAGATTGTGTACGCCGGAAAACGCGATCATGTTCAGCGGAATTGATGGACATGACATAGGGCCGACCCTTTGGCGCGACGGGGATTTTATCAGCACGGCGCTTGTATTCCAGAAGCCTAGCGGACGCCATTCAGCCTCTCCATATTGATGTGGATGCAGTTGGACATTTCGATCTCGATTAGCTGTCGCGCATCATGGCCGTCAGTGTACCAGATTTTGCAGGTATAATGATCGGGCCAGTCGCGTGTGAGCTTGCTGCAAGCCATCGCAAAGCGGCCAGGAATGTCCCAAGTGTTCGCGCATGAGACATGAACTTGCTCTAGCGTTTCAGGCTGATAGACCATGCGAATGATTGGCTCATCTGCTTTCGCATAAACTATGAGCATTGAGAGCAAAAGAATTATAATCGCTAAGCCGATAGCGAGCCGCGTTACTATGCGCTGAGATTGGACGCCGATATCATGGCGGATATTTGCGGCGAATTCGTCTATGATCGCATCAGTACGCCGTTTGTGGTCATCAAAGATGCGGTCTAGCTCGCTTTGCGTCATATTGCCCCCCGCTCATTTAGCCTCCTAAGCTGCTTCACAGCATAGATAACATGCCAGCCGCGTTCCATCTGTCCGCGCAGGAAAGCAAATGCTGCTCTAATATCGCGTGATTTGGCGACGGCTTCCTGGATGTAATAACGTTCTTCTTTGGAAAGACCGAAGCGGGGATGGCCGATCATCTGCATCTCCTGATTTGAGGTCCTCCGGGCTGGGCTAGCGTTCTGGGGTTTAGCCCGGAGGGTTACTCAATACGGCTCAAGGCCGCGAGTTGATATTGACATCCGCTCCGGTACCTGTCAACACTAAAGTCACCGAATTATTAAGGCATAGCTAATGCAGCTTGTAAGAATAGAAAAGGGTGTAAAAGGCAAGAAATACCATGGGAAATCTAAATACCCCTTCGCTGACATGAAGGTCGGAGACAGTGTTCTTTCACTTGGCCGCACTTATTCCGCGCCTTATGTTCTTGCCAAAGCTGCATCGAAGCGGCTTGCGCCCAAGAAGTTTCGCGGCGGCAAGGACGAAAAGGGCAAATATCGGATTTGGCGGATCGCATGACAAAAAGATGGATTAGCGACGATCGCCAGCGCCGTTCCCGCAAATTCCGCGAGCTTCACGCTCAACTCAAAGCAGAGATGCAACGCGAACTTGCCCCACAGCCAGACAAGCGCGAGCGCAAGCGGGCTAAGTCAGCAGAATTCCGGGCGCATGGAGAATGACAACTTACATTCTCCAACAGCCGCCTAGTCTCAATGCAATGTATTACAATGTCGCTGGTAAAGGCCGGCGCAAATCGCATCAATATATTTCGTGGATACGTGGCGAGCTAAAGGCACTGATCGCACAGCGCGCGAAACCATTTGAAGGACCAGCCAAGGTCATTATCACGTGCCCGAAAACTCGCGGCGATATCGACAACCGCATCAAGCCTACATTGGACTTGCTTGTACGCGCTGGAGTATTGCGCGATGATCGTTCGGACTATGTGCGTCTGGTCGAGATCAAATGGGCGAGCGATATTCAAATTATGCATGTTGAACTGTTGCCATGCAAATAGGTGGCGACATTCCGAGGCCATGGGTTTTTCCCGCTTGGATTTGGGACCGTCGCTTGATGATGTGGGAATACTGTCATTTCGTAACTGATCCGCGCACTGGCGAGAGAATATTCGATAGCTGGATCGCGCCCCCGATTTATTGCGATTGGGGCCATGATCATGCCGGCGTCAAATGGTGGAGCGCATGAGGATCACAATCCGCGATATCGAATGGGTTGTTTGTGCAAAGTTCAAGCTCTCGTCATCTGAGATTCGTGGGCCGCGCCGGTTCAGGCGGATCACCGGCCCTCGCCACATTGTCATGTTCCTAGCCAGAGAACTGGCCGGCGCGTCCTACCCAAAGCTTGGGCTCTATTTTCATTGTGATCATACCACGGCTATGCAGGGCGTCAGGCGCGTTCAGAGCCTCATACAGACCAATCCTAAGGTCGCCGCCTATGTGGATGAGTGTCGGGCTGCGTTTGCTCCTGTAATAGCCCGTAGAGCGCAGGAGAATGCATTGGTCGAGGGATTGCTTCGAGGTGAAGTGTCGTGGCCCCGGCAATCACAAAAGTTATCCACAGGCCAAGAATCCGCTTGACGCTTGGAACCTTCGGCGTAGTCTCAGAAACAGCAAAGCCACCCCGTCGAAAAGGTGGCCTTGTGTCCGAAGGGTAAGCTTCGGGAATTGGTTCGCGCAACCAAGACCTATTTTAGCGCGACCAATCCCAAAATCAACCCCTAGGACGAAATAGGGGCTTTAACTACCACGACTTGAGCCTGTGGGTAGTTCCACCGGCAGACCTGTCGCGCTCCAAACATTTGAAATGTAACCATATTTGTCATATGGGCGCGTTGGAGGCTTTTTGCATGGCTGAAACGCGCGTAGATCACCCGCCAGGAAGGAATTAGCGAGTAATTGGTACAGCCTGACCGCCAGCCGATATATATCGGTCGTTATGCAAGACGTTCTAAGCTACCGGAAACCTCAAATGTACCGTGAGTTTAGGCTGTAATTTCCCCACAGCGGGGGAATTACGCCCATCGCATCCGTTGCCTAAATGCCCGTAAGCGTCAGTGAGCAGCAAGCCAATTAAAAGGCTTGCGTTGCGAACTGGCGTGATAGTGAAAACTACTACCGAGCGAAGCGAGGATTGCAGAACTAGATTTAATATGTTAATATCAAAAATCGTCTGCGCGAGGTAAAATGGTGACGCTTCAAGGCGAAATACGCCAAATCATCGAAGAAATGAAAGCCAAGGCGCTGGAATCCGGCGATCCAGACAAAGAGCGCGAGACAACCGAAATAGCCACTATCGTCCTAGCCCAATCATTACCGGAAGTTACCGACGATATGCCAGCCGCTCTTCTTTCCTGCCACGCTAGAAGCGCTGTAGCGCGTGCCTGGATGGCTTACGCGACCAAGATGCTCCAGACTGCTCACTCATGAGCCAATTGCCGTCAGAAGCTATCTTACGCGATCTGGTGGCAAAATTGCCGAAGGGCAAACAACGCAAGAAGCTTATGGTGTTTTTGCCGCTTCTGGCAGAGATACACGAAATGAACGTCAAGGCTGCCAAATATGATCGAGATTGATCTGGCAAATGGCGGTCAACTCGCAGCGATATTCCTCGGCTGCATTCTAGCGCTATACGCTGTGTTCGCTGCGCGCTAAACGCAATAATCTGTTAAAACAATTCCAATGTGCAAACAAAACCTAACCAGAACATCACGCTATAACCCCACTTGACGCCTCGTAGAGTTCCAAGCAAAATCGTCCACAACGCATCGTGCGCGCGTAACCTCAATGGTCGCTAGATGAACAGATTCCTCCGCCAAAAACCCAAGCTCATCCAAACACCTCATCCAACTGGCGGCACAACCATGAATGCTCCTCCGCCCAAGGTCGTCAAACTCGACCCAAACTCCCAACTCGCTAAAGCCTTCCAAGCAGCTCACGCAAAACTCAATCCTGATACACCGGACGCAGCGTAATCCATGCCAGCGCGTAAGAACCGTGGCTTAGGCGAACTAGACAATCACTGGAAACAGAAAATCCAGAAGAGTGTCTTGGTAACTCGCTTACATGACAATGCCTTAGGCAAAATAGAAATGAGCCGAGGCCAGATTGAAAGCGCAAAGATATTGCTGCGCAAGGTCGCTCCCGATCTCACCACGGTCGCTGTCGGCCAGGAAGAGACGCTTGGTCCAGTCCAAATCACATGGAAATCAAAGCCTTAGCTTTGTGATGACCATGCCTGCTACGCTCACACGCCAAGCCAATCCCAGCTCATTTAGCTCCGATCCATCCCTACACAGCCATAGTTGCAACGCGCTCATTGCTATGCAGCATGTGATTGCGTTAAGATGTTGTTTGCGTTATGTGTTTGCGCAGCATTTGACGTAATAGTTCTTATACGAAATCCCATTCCTCACTGCCACGGGCTAGGACAGACCCCCCACCGGCATCAATCCCGGTGGCCGGGGGGTCGGATACTGATCCGGTCCTTCCCACAAACTTTTTCTCAGTAGGGCTTGTAACGTTACTACGGTATGTGTAGCGTTACGGGATGACCAAACGCGATATTGCCGGCTGGGAAACCGAGGCACCCGAACTTGACGCCTTTCTTGCTGACTATGCTGCCATTTGTAGGAAGCACGGCATGGAGTTTGAGCAGGGATATTATGACTGTGATGGTGGAGGGGGGTACGTCACCCTAAGCCGCTATAGTGGTGGTGATGGGCCATATCTTGCTCTTGACAAAGCTGATCCTGAGTTGCCTTTTGTGAAGCGTGCTAAGGCGGAACGGGAGGCGAAACGGGAAGCGGACCGCAGGAAGGAAAAAAATAAGAAGGATCCGCTCCATGCCATCGTCTCTGAGATCGCAAAATATCCACAGGCGCATATTGTTGGGACAGATGGGTGCGATTCAGGCCTCGTTATAATTGTTCGGCCTGAGAATATGAGCCCCGCCAATCCGCTTTACGGATATATTCCACTTAGCGGGCTTGAGATGCTTAGGGATGCTCAGAGCATGAGGGATTTGGCGGAAGGGCGGGTGCGCCGCGCTATGTCTACTATAGGGTTGGTATGAAGCCGCCCATCGAATACCGACAACCTCGTCCTGCCTCGTCTAGCGGTAGGACATCTGACTTTGGATCAGGGAAGCCGGGTTCGAATCCTGGGGCGGGAACCAATGCAGAAAAGCGGCTTGAGGAGATCAAAGCACAAACCAGTGCTAGGGTCCGCAAGTACCGCGCGAAGAAGCAGGAGGGGAAATGAGCGGGACGGTTCATCTTTCAGGCACATTCACAGCCACTTTGGCCCAATCTCCGTCTGCGACGGATGCGGCCACTCTGTCTACAGCTACGGCAAATGCCGTATCGGCGGGGCAGGCTCAGTTCAATGTGACTGGTATTACCTATCTCATCACGTGTGATGACGGAACGGTCGCCAATGTCACGCAATCGGTTTTCGATACATACATGGCAGCTTGTACTCAGATAGCTACGCCTCCAAGTCCCGCACAGCCAGCACCAGCCCAGACATGACGATAAAGCTCCAGCTTGTCGCTAACGGCGTTCCTCCACGAATGGCTGGGGTGATTGGAGGGACGGTAGCGGCGGTTCTAACGGCGGCTGGCCTCACAGTTGGCGCTGCCAAGCTTATGAGCACGGATGTATTCCAGGTCTTTGCTACGGTAGCGAGCGGGGCGGGCGCAAGATTCAGACCGCCCTATTCGACAGGCCCTTATTCCCCTGGCGACAGCGTGGCTATAGCGAATGGTGGCGCGCATACCATGAAGGTCTATCCGGCGAGTGGAGGGTCATTCCGGGGTGGTGGAATTAATGCTGGGACGGCCACTATTCCCATGACCATAGCTTCAAATAAAATGACACTCCTGATAACCTATGACGGTCTGAATTGGTGGTACGACTGATGCCTTGGACACAAGCACAGCATCGCTTGGTCGAATGGGTTGCCCACGATCCTAAAGCCGCCCATGCCGCTGGCTACAAAATCCCTGTCTCCGCAGCCAAGAAGATGGCGAGTGAAGGCGTGAAGCCCTCCAAGGAGCATTTGGTGAAGGCGCTCAAGAACCACTAGACCTTGCGTCTAAGCCATTTTCTGGTAGTTTGAGCCAAGATTTCGGCAATTTTCTTCCAAACCTGGAAGGATGGGCGGGGATTTGGCTAAGATCATTGAGCTTCCCTACGCGCCCCGTGAGGCTTTCCAGCCGTTCCACGATAGAACGAGCCGCTGGGGGTGCCTGGTGGCCCATAGAAGGGCCGGGAAGTCTACAGCCGCCATCAATGATCTGATCCGCGCTGCTCTAACCTATCCTATCCATAAGATCGGGGATGGTTACTGCCCAGCCTATAGTTACTTCGCTCCCTTCCGATCTCAAGCCAAAGCTGTGATCTGGGACAGGCTGAAATGGCATTCCGCGCCCGTGCTCAAAGCCTCGAATGAGGCCGAGCTCAAGGTCACGTTGATGAACAACGCGACCGTGAGCCTATTCGGTGCCGATAATGCCGATGCCGCACGCGGCTTAGGCTTCGATGGAATGCTCTGCGACGAATACGGAGATTTTCGTCCGTCCATCTGGGGCAATGTTCTCAGGCCCACTCTTTCAGATCGCCAAGGCTGGGCCGTATTCATGGGCACTCCAAAAGGTAAGAACCAGTTCTTCGATATATACGACATGGCACGTTCGAACCCGCGTGAATGGTTCTGCCTCACCCTCAAAGCCAGCCAATCCGGCATCTTGCCACAGGAGGAAATTGATGCCGTCAGGGCGCAACTCTCGGAAGATCAATTCCTCCAAGAATATGAATGCAGTTTCGAAGCTGCCATCCTCGGTGCCTTTTACGGTACAGAGTTGCGGGAGCTTGATGAACGCGGACGAATTCGAGATGTTCAATATGATCCTGCACTGTCAACTTTCACCGCGTGGGATATTGGACATTCTGACGACACTTCAATCTGGTGGTTCCAGCCTCACGGAAACGAACTTCGGATAATCGACTTCTACAGCGTCTCAGGTTCCGGCGTCGAGGATGTTGCTAACTTTGTTGCTTCCAAGCCGTATCACTACGAGAAGCATTATCTTCCCCACGACGCAGTAGCCAAGACATTTGCTGCGAACGGCAAATCAACCATCGAGCAAGTCGTGGCGGTTCTCGGATTCGGCAATGTCGGGATCGTGCCAAAACTATCCGTGCAGGATGGTATCCAGGCTGTGCGTGCTACGCTTCCATTCTGCTATTTCGACGCCAAGAAGTGCAAGCAAGGTATTGAGGCACTACGCCAATACGAGCGGGAATATGATGAGGATACGAAAGCATTCCGTCTCTCTCCCAAACATAATTGGGCCTCGAATCCTGCCGACGCTTTCCGCTACCTCTCTCTTTCCTGGCGAGAACAGCCCGCCAAACGCAAGATCAATCCCGAACCTATCCTCATGGTCGGTAAGGGAGGTACGGCCACCATGGATGACATGTGGGCTGCAAACAAACACCGCAACCGTTATCAGAGGATTTAATCATGGCTCTTGGACCTTCAAAAGTACCGGGCGAGAAAGCCGGACCGAACGGCTCATTCCCTGTGGGCGATAAAAAACACGCACGGCTTGCAATTGGGGGTGCCACTCACAGCTACAACGCTGGCAACATCTCAAAATCCACAGAGGAAAATATCAAAGGAAAGGCACGGGCCAAATTGGGCAAGACAGGAACGGAACACCGCGAGAAGCTGATGAAAACTTTGGCCAAGCATATCAAGGGCGGCGGCAAAGTGGAAATCCACATGCACGAGCATCATCATGGGCACATGCACAATGAGGATCACGAGCATAAGCTAGAAGATGCTGCGGAATCCAACGAACATATCGAGCGCGGTTTCCACAGGGGCGGGAAGTAACATGGGCACTTCACTCAATGCCTTCATGCCGAACTCCAAGAAAACCCAAACGCTTTCCGCGACGAGTACGACAGGAAGCGCCACGCTTGACGCCACTGATGTAAGCTCATCCACGACCATCACCTCCGCCATGACATCCTATGGCAAGGATACCATGCGGATTGTAAACGCGGGGCCTAATATCGTGTTTCTTGTGTGGGGTACGGGCGCACAAACAGCAACGACTGGCTGTATGCCCATGTTGCCGAATACAATCGAGTTATTCTCGAAGGCCTGGAGCGATAATACGGTTGCGGGAATTTGTGCATCAGGCCAGACGGCAACAGTCTATGTTACTTGCGGGGAGGGTTCCTGATGTTACGCGCGGTAGCCATATCGCCAGGACAGATTTCAGCGGAAGGGGGCACCATAGTTCTCGGCAACCAAGGTGTGCCGATGGTCATGCCGGGGTCTGGGCTTATGGTAGCGAATGGAGTGGGAACGCTTACTACCGCACTCGCGGCCACTCCTGCTATAACAAGTTGCTATGCTTATTTTGCCCTGAACGCCATTGCGACTGGGGTGGCTGCGGGGTGGTACTACACTGTTTTTTCCACAACGACAGCGTTCATCGTTTACAATAACACCTATACGAGCGGGACGCCGATAATCCCAGCATCTCCTACGGCGTTCGTGACGACAAGTCCTACTTCATATACCGGCGCGAGCACCGCAATCACAGCTTATCAGCTTTCTGTTCCTGGCAACACTCTGGGAATCAATGGCGGATTACGTGTCAGCTCGTCATTTTCATACACAAATTCTGCCGCTACAAAGACAATGACACTATCATATGGAACTTTATTGTTGCTTTCGTTCGGTGGCACAACTTCCGCAACTCTAACGGCGGTATCTAGTTTTAAAAACCAGGGCGTTACAGGACTTCAAATGTCTAATACATTGCAGGGAGCAACATCTTATACTGCAGCTACCAACGCACTTGTTTCTGGCACTGTTGATACTACTGCTACGCAGACGCTTTCAAGTACTATGACCAATGCCACACCAGCAACTAATAACATGGTGCAAGCAAGTATGACCGTCGAACTTCTGCCGAGCGTGACCTGATGGACAAGCAAACTGAATTTGAGATTCGCGCCCAATCCACGATCAAGACACTCAGGGCACATATGGCTGATGCCATGGAAGGCTGTATCCATCTACAAACGGAAATTGCCGTTCGAGACGCCAGAATCATCGAATTACAGAACGAACTTGAGAGCATGAAAAATGCCGCGCCAACCTAACCCCGCCAATCTAGTTGCCGCACTCAAACTCGCGCCTGTAGCGCAGGATCAATTTGGGGGATCGAATTTCCCGGGCTCATATCTATGGCAGCGCGGCGGTATGCCAGCTGAGGAATTCAAGTCCATCAAGCAATCGAAATATGACGAAGCCGCGATTCCAAAACTACGAGCGCCAGCACTCGTTCGCCCTGGTTTTGCTATCCATATTCCAACTGGAGGAATAAAATTTCATGCCCGTTGATCCAAGAATTCTCGCTGCTGTTCTACAGCGCGCACAAATGGCCCAGCCGGGCGGGAATACCCCTTCACTGGCTATGCCTGGAGGTCCCATGCCTGTGAGTCCAACTCCTCCTGGCATGGGGCAACCTCCAATGCCTATGGCTCCTGTACCCATGCCGATTCGCCGTCCAATAATGCCGCATCATAAGAGATAAGAATGGCGACCAAGCCGGATGATGATGTTCAGAAATATCTAGAGATCATAAGCTCGTACGAAACCGAGTTTAAGAAATGGGAAGGCCGTGTCACTAAGATACTCAAGCGGTATCGTGATGATACGCGCTCTGCCTCAGGCAACGAAACCGCCAAGTATAACATTCTTTGGGCCAACGTCCAGACATTAAAACCTGCAGTCTATGCGCGGATGCCAAAAGCTGATGTTTCACGGCGCTTTGTGGATAACGATCCTGTCGGGCGCGTAGCAGCCCTACTTCTAGAACGGACGCTCGATTATGAGATCGAGCATTACACCGATTTTCGTTCGTGCATGGATCATTCCGTCGAAGATCGCTTCCTTGGTGGCCGCGGTGTCGGTTGGATCAGATATGAGCCCAAGATCGAAGCAGCGGAGGACGAGCCGGAGGATGGAATTGAGATCAGCGATGTCGCGGAAGTTGAAGGACCCGAAGAAGCCAACGGTGGTGATGCTGAAAAAGAGAAAATGGAGCGCATCGAATCTGAGTGTTCGCCCACCGATTATGTCCATTGGAAAGAGTTCGGACATGAATGCGCCCGCACATGGGAAGAAGTAACTAAAGTCTGGCGCTGGGTTTATCTCACGGAGGAACAATTCGCGGGACGTTTTGGCAAGGAATTAGCCAAGAAAGTCTCGTTCGATCAAGCGCCCGACGCTCTCAACAAATATACACAGCAATCGACGGCAAAGAACCGCGCCCGTATCTGCGAGCTTTGGGACATGGACACCGAATGTGTTTATTGGCTTTCTAAGCACTATCCTCACATGATCGACGAGAAGGATGATCCTCTCGAATTGGAGGGATTTTTCCCGTGTGGAAAGCCGCTCTATGCGACCACGACCTCAGACACACTCGTTCCCGTCCCTGATTTTGTCCTTTATCAAGACCAGGCCAATGAACTTGATATTCTCGCTGACCGGATTGATGGTTTGGTCAAGGCGCTCAGAGTCCGAGGCGTTTACGATCAATCCGTGCCGGCCCTCCAGCGGCTTCTCACGGAAGGCGAAAATAACACCCTAATCCCGGTCGATAAGTGGCTGGCATTCGCTGAAAAGGGTGGGCTCAAGGGAGCGATTGACCTTCTCCCGATTGATACGCTGGCCGCGTGCCTACTCCAGTGCTATCAAGCACAATCCAACGTCAAGCAGCAGATTTATGAGATTACTGGCATATCGGATATTATCCGGGGCCAAGGCGCTGCTTCTGAAACGGCTACAGCACAGCAAATCAAAGGCAACTACGCTAATCTGCGTCTTAAGACGATGCAGGATAGTGTGGCGTTATTTGCCTCGGACCTTTTGAAGCTCAAGGCCCAGATCATTTGCTCGAAGTATCAGCCCAAGACGATTCTTGAATATGCGGCTGCGGATCAGATGAGCCCGGCTGACAAAGCTGTAATTCCCCAAGCCATGCAGCTTTTGCAATCAAACCCACTCCGCAAGTTCAGGATTGAGGTCGAAGCCGATAGCCTTGTCATGCTGGACGAACAGCAGAACAAGGAAGATCGGGTAGAATTCATCAAAGCCGCTTCCATGTTCATTCCTCAAGCTGTATCTGCCGCCAGCCAAATCCCCGAAATGGCTTCTACCATGATGCAGATGATCCAGTTCTTTGTGGGAGCTTACCCGCAGGCACGGCCTATTGAAGGCACCATTGACCAAGCCCTACAGCAGCTACAGGCCAAAGCTGCCAAGATGGCCGCTAATCCGCAGCCTACCGAGGAACAGCAGAAGGCCCAAGCGGCTGCTCAGAATATCCAGGCTCAGGGCCAAGTGGATCAGGCAATCGAGCAGATAAAGACCCAGGCACAAGAGGCTGTGGCTCAAACCCAAGCCAACGCGCAAATTCAGATCGAAAACATGCGAATTAACCATCAGGCGCAGATGAAAGCCCAGGAAACGGCTGCGCAGCAAGCATTTGACCGCTGGGAGGCATTACTCAAGGCCAAAACCCAAGTTGACGTTGCGATAATTACCGCTAACAAGCAGGCCAACCTATCTTCCCAAGAAGCCGACCAAGACTTGGCCCATGAATTTGGCGCGGCGCTCATTCCACACATTATTCCGCCGCCAGTGTCCCAAGAGCCCGATAATTCGCCTCCGGGTGGTGAACCCGCCCAA